GAGTTTATGCTCGAGTGGAATGTCAAGAATGGATTGCGTAAGTATCAATTTCAATATGCTGCCGTTGTGGCTGACATTGCAGATTGGTATCCACAATATGTCAATTTAGAAAGCATGTTCTATTACGGTACAAATGCTGTAGAATGTATCTCATATCTTGCAAAGCCGACACAGAAGATGAGCAAAGAAACATTCCTTGATGCGGTGATGACAAAGATTTACGATGATACAGGAAGTGTACCATATAATGCTGAAGATGTATGTTGTGACTTCATTCGTTATGTTGAGAACTATGTACGCCCAGGTCCGGACTACGATCATCTCGACTATGACAACTTATGGTCATCATGTGGTATCAAAGATCATCCGTACGGTAGACAAAAGTATATGCTTGAACTCGGTCTTGTCGACACATTCAATGGTATGAAGAATCATCCATCTGACGATGCTGTCCTCAAGGCAAATAATATGAACGTAACTGAATATCAAAAACTATGTCGCTCACTCACTTCTTAGGCGAACACGAACACGACATCCAGTATCAGAATATTGCCGACGTAGAACTGAAGAACGGTAAACCAACCGAAAGTTGGATGAAAGATTGGTGTCAAGAGGCTCGAACGAATAAGTTCTTCGAGTTTTGTCGTGCCTATGACGAACGTCAAGATTTCCTACTCAAGAACAACTATCAGCAGTTCTCACATCGTTTGCACTGGCATGAGTGTCCTTTTGTCGATGAGATGAAGAAAGAAACTGACAGACGCAAGTTGATCGAAGCTTGTGTCCTGTTCTCGTTCAGTAACGAGCATTGGCAGACGTTCAGGGCATGGCGAGATCATGGTTATGATGGCATGAAGGTACGGTTCTCGAACTATCGCCATGCACGTTCTGATCTGTTTCAGATATACTATCCGAAGGACACGAAGGTCAAAGATTGGTTGATCGAAGCACCACGCCGTATTGCTCTTGATATTGATTCGATGTTTGTTGAACGACAAACTATGCGACCGTTCACAATGATGGAGTTTGCCAAGAAGATGAACATCATCATGGTCCGTGACTACGGTTTTCGTAATGCCATGTATCCATCGAAAAATGTTGCTCGTCATATTGCAATGTCACATCCTGAACTAGTAGATCCCGACTCGTTCCTACATGGTGGTACAGGTTATTTCGACGGGCTTTCACAAGTGTTTGACTGTCCTCACCTCATGAGTAAGTCGAAGTATGAGATCGACGAGTATGGTGATTATGTGCCTATGAATAAGTGGGCAGAGATGCAAGTAGAACACATGAACTACTTAAAGAATCATCCGAATAATCCAATCCATACTCATCAGTATCTCAACTTAGAAGACAAACTGTGCATGCATTATAAGTTCATGTCGATGAAACTTGGAGAGAAGAAACAAACAAAGATGATCCCATATGATTGGGTTTATCCACAAAATTGGTCACTGAAGACAAACAAATATGACAGAACGTTATCGTAGAGCAGTAGTCGAAGCAGTGACTGATACCTTACTTGCTACACCACTCAATATGTTGATTAGTTGGGTGTTGTTATGGTTTGCATTTCAATATATGTGGGGACCTACGGTTACAATGTTTGTACAAACTGGTATAATGTTTATCTTTGCAGTGAGTCGTAAGGTGTATCTGCGTTTATATTTTCAGAGGCGCTATGAGTCACGATAATCATATCATTGATGGGGTAAATAAGGACGTAGGTATATTTGGCTACGAAGCCGCTCGTGAATACTATTTGGAGATGTGTGAAGGATGGAAACCCTACAATCCAGATCCAATAGTAAAAGTACACGACGGTGTCAGAGTTGTCAGAGACGACCTCACAGTGGGAACGAAAACTCGAGCGGGAGATCTTTTGGCTGCTCGTTGCCCGACTGATACTATGGTTTATTGTCAGCCTCGGACTGGGCTTGCTGGTGTATCTCTTCTTGACGTAGCAAAACATCATGGTAAGAAGGTCACACTGTTTATGCCTTCTTCGAAAAGAGTATCACTTCATCAGGCTTGTTGTATCGAGCGTGGTGCAGATGTACAGTTTCATCGCATCGCTGCGATGCCTAACCTTAATAAAAAGGCGAAAGAATATGCGGAACAAAATGGACACTACTTCATACCACTTGGCCTTCGACACGAGCTCGCTACCGCCGGAATTGTTTACGCAGCTAGTAGAATACCTGAGCCCGAAGTCGTATACGTCGCTATCTCTACTGGTGTTCTTACAAGAGCTCTTCAGATTGCATGGCCCAATGCTACCTTCCGTTGCGTTGCTGTTGCTAGGAACCTTAAAGCAGGCGAGTTAGGTAGAGGCGAAGTCATATCAGAACCACTCGCTTTTACTCAAGCAGAGAAGAAAGAAAACCTACCTCCGTTCCCCACCATCGACACATATGACGGCAAAGTGTGGAAATATATTCCTAAAAATACCAGTCAGGACATACTTTTCTGGAACGTAGGCACAGATCCAGTTTTACAAGATGAGACGATTTATGATAGAATAGATTCATATCGTCAGTGGGAGAAAGATCAATGCGCGGCTTAGTTGCGTCACCGTTCAATGTAATGTCAAAATCAATGGACAGCCATCGTGCTGCACAAGGTGTCATTTATGCAGATCAGCTTAAGCATGCTGGTAAAGACATCGATGTCTGTATGTCTGGGTTCCTCTACAAGGAAGATTGGAACCAGTACGATGAACTATACGTATATCATGGGAATGATTGGGGTGGCTCTCTGAATCTGTTTGGTGGACTGCAGAATTATAGTGGTATCTACAACTTCGTTAACTTCTCAAAATTCAAAGGCAAAGTGTACTCTCTCGTCATTGACATGGTCGACTACTATGCCATTATGAAAGAGAAACTCGATAAGGCCAAAGAGAAAGGTCAAGAGTATAATGCCGAGTGGAACGAAGTAGATTGGGATAATCTCAAGCGCATGTGTACAGAAGCCGAAACTCTCGACCCGAATAATATTGCCGATCGTGAATATCGTAGGATCGCAATCGGTGATAGTCATGCCATCTGCATGTATCGTCCTTATTGGCGAAATATCTCGGTACCATTCAAGACACTACATGGTGCATTGAAAGAAGGACTCGATAGTTTTATACCGACTGGTTCATACAGCGAAATTGAATTTTACTTTGGTAACATTGATATTCGTCATCATCTTTGTAGACAAGATAATCCAGAACAGGCAACTATAGAATTAGTGCGCAAATATATCGAGCAAGCAAGAGGCATCGCAGATTATTATAATGCACATGTTCGCTTGTACGAACCTCTGCCTATTGAAAATCCTAGTCGTAAGATCCCAAAAACCGGTTGGCATAAAGGCGCACCTTTCTGTGGTGATTGGGCATCGCGTAACTTTATTCGTAAACTTTTTCGAGAAGAGATTCGTAAACATCAAAGTGCCGAAGTTTCTTTGTACGAGTGGGTTGGAGAGATGATAAATAACAAAGGTGAGTTAGACTTTGAATACATGGAAAAACCTCAATCGGTACACCTCTCACGTCGCTGGTATCCTCATTGGCAAGGATACGAGTACAGCCACGCACCATTCATCGATTACACTCCTATCCCAGAAGGATCCAAGAAGACGAATTCTTTGGAAGATTTCTTTGGGTAAAGTAACAGTCAATTGTGATGTGCATGTACCAGATAAAATAGTACATAAACACCTGCGGTACATGAAGAAAAATAACCTGAAGAGCACATCATTCTATTACCAAAAATTACCTGTTTACATTTATGTAGAATCATGGTAGAATAATATTTCAAAGTGAGGATATATTATGGAACTTAAGATCGAAGTTAGCGAACTTCAAAAATATAAATTATTCATTGCAACTCCGATGTATGGCGCACAATGTTCTGGTATGTACACTCGTGGCATGTCTGATCTATCAGCTAAGATGGCTAAGTACGGCATACCAATGCAATTCTATTATCTGTTCAACGAATCACTGATTACACGAGCTCGCAACTATTGTGTTGACGAGTTTATGAGATCTGATGCTACACATTTGATGTTCATCGACTCTGATATCGGATTTAAATCAGACGATGTCATCGCGATGTTAGGTTTGATGGTACAAAATGCAGAAGATTATGATGTACTGTGTGGCCCATATCCTAAGAAAACTATTTCATGGGAAAAGATCGTACAAGCTGTAAACAAAGGTGTGGCTGACAGCGATCCAAATGTTTTGGAAAATTATGTTGGCGATTACGTATTCAATCCAGTGAAGCAATCAGCGATCAAGATTAGTGAGCCAGCAGAAGTAGCAGAAGGTGGTACAGGATTTATGATGATTTCTAAGCGTACATTCGAAGAGTACGCTATGAACTATCCTCAGTTTTATTACAAGCCAGATCATGTACGTACTGCCAACTTTGATGGTAGTCGAGAGATCATGGCATATTTTGATGCACTCATCGATGATAAGTCACAGAACTTGCTCAACGAGATTCAAGCATTTTATGACAAAAACCCTGATGCTGTCAAAGAAGATGTGATTAAATTTTTGGCAGACAAGAAGACAGGCATTCATACAGAAACATATTCGAATCGATACTTGTCCGAAGACTACATGTTTTGTTATAATGTAAGACGTATGGGAAGAAAAGTGTGGATGTGTCCATGGATTCAACTCAAACACATCGGTTCCTATACATTTGGTGGATCATTGTCACACATTGCACAAATTGGGGCTAGCGCTACTGCAGACCCATCAAAATTAGGTAAGAAAAAGTAGGAAACTATATTATGAGAAAAGACAATCAATTCTTTGGAGTAACAAAGAATGGTGAAAATCAACAGTTCAATTGCTATCATAGGAATAGCACCGGTAAATTTGTCGTACGTTTTAATGCCAATAATTATGTACCTGAAAAAAGCGGTAATAAGAAAAGCCAATGGACAGGTAAAAAATTATCTTCATTTAGTACGAAACAAGAAGCTATTAGAGCTGGTTATTTAATTTGTTCAGCTCTTAATCATCCAAGAGATGTACGTGAGATGAAACGTGTGGTACAATTAAGATCTGATTTCATTGATTCATTTGGAGCTATAGTATGAAACTCAATACACGTACTATTCAAGTACTCAAAAACTTTGCGTCTATCAACCCGTCCATTCAGTTCTCTGAAGGCACGAATTTGAAGACCATCTCACCAAACAAGACGATGATGGCCAAAGCCAAACTCGAAGATGTAATTCCTTCGTCTTTTGCCATCTATGATCTGTCTCGTTTTCTCGGTGTTGTATCATTGTTCGAAGATCCGACATATAAGATCGAAGATCGTATGGTCAACATCTCCTCACCTGGTCGAAAGGTTAGCTATACGTTTGCTGATCCTTCCACCATCATCACACCTCCAGATCGTGAGATCGTATTGGAAGATCCTGATGTCGTGTTCGAACTCAAGCAAGAAAACTTTGCTGAGATCATGAAAGCACTTGGCGTCATGTCATTCCCTGATCTGTGTGTAGTTGGCGAAGACGGTAAAGTTATTCTTCGTGCAACAGACACCAAAAATCCATCTTCTGATAAATATGATATCGAAGTCGGATCTACCGATCGTACCTTTACCGCAGTTTTCAAAACTGAAAACGTTAAGATCCTGCCGTCCTCCTACACGGTAAGTCTTTCCTCGAAGGGCATTTCTCACTTTGTGTCCGACGATGTAGAGTATTGGATCAGCCTTGAAGCTAACTCGACCTTCTAAGGCGGCGATCAAAAGGGGGCACGGAACAGCTTGACGTGTCGGCTATGAGCGAAGGGATTGGGGCGACTAGCATTTTTTAAAGAGTAAGGATGAATTGAGCAAGCACGTTGTTTATCACCACATACCGAAAACTGGTGGAACTTCCATCGTCGAACTATTTGAAAAAAGATTTGAACAAATGGAGAATCCCTTATCTCTCCTCAAATTCTTCGACAAGGATACCGATACTTATTATATCGTTAATCATCTTTTGTCTATATCTGAAGCCTGTGGAAATGCAGGAATTCCAAAAGAGGTTAAACATATCGTATCTGTAAGAGATCCGATTTATAGATTTCTATCGTGTCTTAATCATAGATCAGTTCAAGCATTTGATCTAAAAAAGGAAGCTTACAGATTTGACAGCTCACAACAAGATTGGTTTGAGAAAAATAGAAAACATTTAGAAACACTAGATGTTACATTCATTAAATGTGAAAATTTGAATAGAGAATTTAAAGAGGCTTTCAATATACACAAGCAATTGGGTTTTTCAAAACGATCTATTGATAGATTTAAATCTCGAAATTTTAATATGGATGATTTCAATGAATGGTCGAAATTAGATGAGCAGACCAAACAAAAATTGAGAACATTATTTCAAGATGAATATTATGTGTTAAAATGTTTCGGTATAGAGTATAATATACCATGATGAACAAGGTGAAGTTTATATGCGTAATGATTTTTTATGGGTCGAGAAGTATCGTCCCAAGACTGTAAGTGATACTATTCTTCCAGTTGATCTGAAGAAAACGTTTCAACAATTTGTAGATCAACAAAATATCCCAAACCTCATCCTCACTGGCGGTCCCGGTGTAGGTAAGACGACCGTCGCTCGAGCAATGTTAGAACAACTCGAATGCGACTACATCGTCATCAATGGCTCGATGAACGGCAACATCGATACACTTCGTGTAGAGATACAACAGTTTGCTTCATCGGTCTCACTCAGTGGTGGTCGTAAGTACGTCATTCTCGACGAAGCAGACTACCTCAACCCTAACTCCACACAACCAGCACTTCGCAATTTTATGGAAGAATATTCCTCTAATTGTGGATTCATTCTGACTTGTAACTTCAAGAACAAGATCATCGATCCTCTGCACTCTCGATGCAGTGTGATCGAGTTTAAGATCGCCAAAGAAGACAAGCCAGACATGGCAGCTCAACTCTTCAAGCGAGTCATCAACATCCTCAAGTCAGAGAATGTAGACTTCGATCAGAAAGCTGTCGCCGAAGTGATCAATAAATATTTTCCAGATAATCGAAGGATTCTGAATGAACTACAACGATACTCTGCTACTGGCAGGATTGACACTGGTGTACTTGCTAATCTCCACGAGACTACACTACAAAATCTTGTTGGAGCTTTACGAGACAAAGATTTTACCACCGTCCGAAAGTGGGTCGCAGACAACTCAGACGTAGAAGCAGCTACCATCTTCCGTCAGATCTACAACAAGTGTTCTGACTTCATGAAACCTGGCAGTGTGCCTCAGCTCGTTCTCATCCTCGCCGATTATCAATACAAGGATGCATTCGTTGCTGATCACGAGATCAACATGACTGCATGCCTCACCGAGATTATGGTCAACTGTGAGTTCTCGTAATGTGGAGAATTTGGGCCAAATCACTCGGAGAAAAAGTAGGCGAAACAGATTCACAGGCAGATGCAGTAGCTATCATCAGGACGTTCTGGTGGCTCCTCCATGTGATTACTTGTTTCATGATAATCATACATAACGGTCATAATTTAGGATGGTGGTGATGTTTCCAGGAATTGGTAAAGATCTATTTAAGAAAAAGCAAGCAAAACACTGTCAAACACCGAACTGTAGTAATGTACTGCCAGAACAACCAGCTGTAATATATGTAGGCGAGTATGCGTTCGATGTCTGTGAAGAATGCGAGAAGTTGATGGATATTATACAACAGAAAACGGAGGAGCACTATGGCGACGAGTCCCTTTGATTATCTGAACTCCATCAATGTCACAAAGCAGAACATGATGCGTGATACAGACAACGACAAGCTAGCCGAGAAAGACTACAATGCCTTTATCGTCAATCGAGGTTTGTCATACTTTCAAGACACCGTTACTATCGCAAATGAAATGAATATCCACCACGAGCTCGATCACAAACTTCAATACGAGTTTCTTATAAATATCGTAAGGCCACGAAAAAGATTCTCGAAGTGGTATAAGAAAGAGCAGGACAGTGATGTTGATGCGGTGTCAGAATACTATGGTTATAGTAATGAACGAGCCGCACAAGCTCTCACTATTTTGTCTAATGAAGAAATAAAAAAAATAAAAGAAAAATTAGAAAAAGGTGGATAATATGAGTGCGGTAGAATCTCTAGTAGAGGTTACTCTCAAGAACCAAGACGATTTCCTCAAGGTACGTGAAACTCTTACACGTATCGGTATTGCATCTCCAAAAGAAAAGAAACTTTATCAATCATGTCACATTCTCCATAAGCGTGGCAAATACTACATCGTTCACTTCAAAGAATTGTTTGCTCTTGATGGCAAGCCTACAAATTTCTCTGAAGATGACCAAGGCAGACGCAATACAATTGCTAAACTCCTTTCAGACTGGAATCTCATCTCAGTCGTAAACGAAGGGAAAATCATAGACCCATCAGCCCCCATGAACCAGATCAAGATCATTGCCCATAAGGACAAGGACGACTGGGAGCTAGTGGCCAAGTACAATATAGGTAATAAAAAGAAGTAGTGAGCGTAAGTTATTGATTTTCTTATGAAAAAAAATGTTACTAGTCGGCATGTACAAACGAAGCCCCGTATAGTAGAATGGGCATGTAATTTGGAGATTGTATGACTACAGTATATACTAAGAAGCTTGTCCCCGTTCAGCGTAAGTTGGTACGGGATCTGATTCCCTATTGTGTACAAAAACTCATGCCTCGTATCAAAGATATTACGATCACCGTTGAAGGTGTCCAAGATCTTGTTGATAACGAAGGCATACACGGCGACGTGTTGTATGATTATGTAGATCCGACAGCACGTCCCAAAGAATTTACTATTCGAGTGGATTTAACCGACGATCTGCAAGAATTCGTACGCGTCATCTGCCACGAAATGGTCCATGTAAAACAGTGGGCCAGAGGCGAGATGTACAGCTACGACCGATACCCCAACTTGACTCGTTGGCACAAGCAGAAGATTGACCACGACAAGATGGATTACTATGAACAGCCATGGGAAATCGAAGCTCACGGCCGAGAAGAAGGTTTGACTGTCGGTTTCCTTCACGAACATCAAAAGTGGGCAGGATTTGTCTATGGAATTATTGAAGATTATAAAATGCAGCGACCCCAGCAAATGGTACTCAACCCACGTTGGTGAGACATTTCCTCTCTTAGAAGCATTTCCAACAGAATATCTTACACGTCAATCGCCTGATAACCTATATGGTATCAGGTTCTTGAACTATGTGTCAAAAGACGATGCGGTGGTAGTGAATGAAAAGGACTGAAGACGCAGAGTTGTATTTTGGCAGTGGAGTAATGTCAAAAACCACCGAAGAATGTGGTGAATTGATTCAAGCTATCTCTAAGTATGCCAATAAAGGTGGCAAACGCAATGAGAATTGTATTTTTGAAGAAGCAGCGGACGTTATTGTTATGATCACTGCTTTAGTTCAATATCTTGAGGTCGATGAAGATAAATTTATGAAGAGAATTGAAAAAAGCAAAAAGAAATTTAGCAGATACTATGAAGGAGAAACATAGTGAGTGATGAAGAAGCAGTAGTTGAAATTGAAGAAGATGATATGGATCCGACCGGTGTATTGTTTACACTCGTTACGGCCGGTGGAGAAATGGTGGGCAGGTTTATACATGAGGATGATGAGATCATAGTATTAGAAAATCCTCGTGCATTTGTACAAACAGAAAAAGGTGTAGGTTTTGCGCCGAGTGTATGTTTGACTGGTCGACCAAAACCAGAATCTGTAGGCTTTTATAAAGCGGGTGTTATTCTTGCAACACCGACTAGTGCTGAAGTAGAAAAGCTATGGATCCAAGCAACAACAGGTTTAGTAGTATGAAGGATATTCCAGTTTTAGTTTGGGCACTTGCCATCGTATTGTTCTGTACTATCTTAGGCAGTACACAAGTAGTAGCGCTAGAAGCAGAAGGAAGTTCGAGTATTAAGGATCAATCTCTGTTGAATGCGTATGTCTCTGCTCATTTCAAATGTAATCGTAAAGGGATATGGGCAGATCTTAATACGCTCAAAGTCAAGAACGAATACACTAAGCAGTACACAATTCCTGGTGGTACCAAGAAGATTACCGAGTACAGAACGAAAGTAGATTTTAAATGTACAGAAAAATATAAGAGAGTGCCTGATGAAGGATAAACTAATCCTCACAGATTGTGATGGAGTCATGCTCGATTGGATGTATTCATTCGATCAGTGGATGAAGAGGCACGGTTATCGTATTCAACATCCGGGTGAGTATGACATTGGTAAGAAGTATGAAGTAGGTATGTGCGAGAAGAAGAGACTAACACGCATGTTCAACGAGTCTGCTTCTATCCGTAAGATTCCTCCTCTTCGAGACGCTATCAAATACATTCGTAAACTACACGAAGAACATGGCTATGTATTCCATGTGATCACATCGTTGAGTGATGACGAGTATGCCCAACATCTCAGGACGAAAAATCTTTGTGAGACGTTTGGTCATACAGTCTTTGAGAAGTATGTGTACCTCGACTGCGGTGCAGATAAGGACGAGGCGCTTGCTAAATATCAAAACAGTGGTTGTTACTGGATTGAAGACAAGCCAGAGAATGCACACGCAGGATTTGTTGCTGGTTTGAATAGTATACTGATGGCACACGGTCACAATGCCAACGAAGAAACATTTACTCGTGTGCAAAATTGGAAAGAGATCTACGAGATTATTGTTGGATGATAATTGATAATCCTATAATTGATGATTTTTATCATGTTCTTTTTAGTGGTAAAAAGGAAGAGATCCGCGGTACACAAATTGAACGTTATTTCAATGATTTTAGGCATGTACGTATAGTTCCATATTATACTATCAGAGAAAGGACAAACAATGAGCAAAAACCAATAAATCATTTTGCAACCGCGGTGCAATCATATCAATCGGCATTGCAAGATGGGATTGAGTTAAACACTAAAACTTTTACTGATAGTCCCCAACGAGGCACGATAGAATTTTTCTATCGTTGGACCATCAAGATGAATTGGTTGATCAATGACATTCGAAAGAGAGGATGTTGTGAACCAATATGGGGTGTAATTCGACCGAATCAAACAAAATTTAATGAAGTAGAATACAGCTATCACGTCCATCCTGGCACTTTTAGAATCAACGCCTTTGAATTGATGGATCTTAATCAAGATTGTGTAGTCTTCGACGCATTCGAAGTTTTTCATGATTTTCCAAAAGTTTCACTAGCAGATATTTTAAATCTATATGATGATCCTGCTGGTACCACTGTCGAAGTCAGTATACTACAACAAGATACTAGCTACATGACTCCTCAAGTATTGAACATGAAATCTAAAGGAATCAATTGTAGTATGACACCTTCTCTCAAAAAGCATGAGAGGAAAGTACGACACATGTTCAAGCATCCTATTCAAATCTTTATTGGTTATGATAGTCGACATGGTGATGCTACCAATGTTTGTCACAACTCTATCATCGACAGATTGAATAGACAAACTAGTCTCGATCATGTCAAAATACATCATCTCGATACAAGTAAAATTCCTGGTTGGACTAGAGAATATAAGAATCAATCTACTGAATTTTCATACTCTCGTTTTCTAGTACCATATTTGTCTGATTACAAAGGAATCAGTATATTCGTTGATGACGACTTTATCTTTAGACAAAATCCTCTTGCTCTTGCCTTATATTTGTCTGACGAGCATTCTGTTGCCTGCGTAAAACACAACTTTGAGCACAAATTTGATACCAAATTCAATAATGAAAAAGATGTATGGTATCCGAAGAAGTTATGGTCGAGTTTGATGGTGTTTAATAATGCCCATGAAGATTGTAAAAAATTGACACTCGAAACTGTACAAGAACAAACAGGAAAATACTTGCATCAATTCGAATGGACTGATGAAGGCAAAATAGCAGATCTACCGAAGAAATGGAATTGGTGTGAAGGCTATGATTATGTGATGGACGCGCATCAAAGCCACGCTTTGCATTGGACAAGAGGAGGACCGTGGGTAAAAGGTATGGATACCAGGCATATTGCCTGTCTTGAACTCTATGACTATCATCGATATAGATCAGTACGTGGTACAGAAAAAGAGTTTACATATGAAGCAAAACAGGTTAGTATGTTAGATATAAGAGAATATTATGACATCGAGAATCCAATCGATATTGCTGAAGACGGAACTCGAATATGTCAAGAAATAAATAGAGATGTTCGTTGAAGTTTGTATTAAGAAGTTTGGACGCGGGTTCGACTCCCGCCGCCTCCACCAATTTTGCGGTACCCAGTTTCGGGGGCGTTATGGATTCGACAGGCAACTGAAAGCAAATGGAGAACCGTCCATGAACGCTGACGTAAAACGGTGGTTCAAAACTATAACTGCCAATGATGACAGTTACTACGGTGATTACGCACTAGCTGCATGATCCCGCGGGGCGGCCACTGCCTTGTTATCCAAGTGTGGCATTTTTTTTGCTATGAAAAAGCAAGGAGGAGTTTATGTATAAGCTATTACTTGTTGTAATGTGTATGATATGGTCAGAAGCTGCTGCTTCCGACGAGTGGATGCAAGATGAAATCCAATGTCTTGCGAAGAACATCTACTTTGAGGCGAGAGGAGAATCTCTGACCGGTAAAATTGCGGTCGCCAATGTCACGATGAATCGTGTGAAACACCATAAGTATCCTAGTACGGTTTGTGGTGTAGTGACTCAAGCTAAATGGTATGTCAATTGGAAAGGCAATCGTTTACCTAAACGAAATCAGTGTCAGTTCAGCTGGTTTTGTGATGGTAATCCTGACGAGCCGGTTGACATGCGAGCATATCGAGACAGTTTACGTGTAGCAGAAATTGTGTATAATGGGTATAAAGATCTGACAAATGGATCTTTGTTTTACCATAATACGAAAGTAGAACCATATTGGGTCGCTTCGATGGTTAGAACTAAGAGCATTGGTGCTCACGTATTTTATAGGTATGATAGATGAAATTTTATAGCTGCTTTCCAACAAGAACTCTCATGTTGGCGATAGTAGTCGGTGCAATCTTATTACTCGCTGCCTGTGGTGGTGGCGGTGGTTCAGGTTCACCAGACATTCCCGCAAATCCAGCACAAGGCACAGTCCTTTCATCTACATGTAGCGGCTACACGCTGGTCGAACAAGTTGCAGACGGCAACGGTGGTCAGAACGAAAGACGTACAGAAAACTCATCTCAGTGTGGATATACCGGTCCACCTCCCGCAGGCACATTTCTCGATGAATATTGTGATGGTTATACTCTCGTCACTGTTACCGCAGATGGTAATGGAGGTGAAGAGTATGATTACGATGAAAACAACGAAGAGGTTTGTGGTTATATTCCTCCACAATTTACACCAGCTGGCACACCACTAGGCGATCCCTATTGCGCTAGATCTCTGGCCGAAGATAGGTTCAGACAACTATGGGATTCTATCAGACATTTTCTTGGTGATGATCTTCTGCAAGATTATGCAGACGGTGAAGGTGGACAATATACAGAACGTGTACAACATATCGCCGAAGAATGTTGGGTTCAAATGGAACCACCTGAAGATTGTCCTACGGTCGCGTCATCTACAGGTGATTCTCGATACGAGTTTTACACATGTGATGGTATCAAACAGCTGACCGATATCAGTTTTCCGTATGATCCCGATAATTGGGATCTTGCCATCGTAGACATGTTCATCATCTTCGATACTGCACTCGATAACGAAGAAGATCTTGATGGTATGACCGTACAAGATTTTATTCTAAAACAATTATGGGAAGCAAATCATTACTTCGCAGCATCAGGTGTATCAGTCAGAGTTAGATTAGCAGGATATAAAGAAGTCGCCGTAGCATCAGGAGACTTGTATAGACAGTACAATGCATTCTTCAGAGACCGATATGAATTTCAAGGAGTCACATCGGCGCAACGACAAGCTAATGCTGACCTGATGTTCTTGTTCAAGAAAAGACCAGATAATCCCATTGCGTGTGGTGTTGCACAGTTAGACGGTACTCGTGGCGTCACTTACACGAGAGGAATCATACAATGTTTCCATAACAGTGTGTTCCAAGAAAATGCACAAACACGTTACTATGAACGAGCACAAGAAACATTCGTTCATGAGATTGGCCACCTGTTTGGTTTACAACATGAATGGAAAGATGCATCAAGCACTGGATTATTCGAACACTCGTATGGTTATAACTTGCCCGGATATAACCCACGAAAAGACGATCCAGCATATGAGGGTGTATGGAGCGGATACGGTACCATCATGAGTTATGCTGATCTAGCGACTGGTCGTTTCTCTGATCCTGACGTCACGTGTTATTTTCCGGAAGAAGCAGGAGAATATGCAGGTCAAGCAGTTGTCATGGGAACAAATGGTGGATGTTTCTGCTTGGATCCAGTAGAAGAACAACCACCGCCCACAGATTCTCATCAGCACCTACAGAGAGTGAGATATATAATTAGTCAGCTGAGTGAATTAGAGCATGATGTTGGATCAGTTTACGGTACTGCACCAGCATTTTGGAATACACAGCCTATTTTTGAAGAGGATCTTGGTGATCTATCGAACATCGAGATGATTAAACGAGAAATGGACAGAAACCAAAACATCTGCTTATTTTGAAACACTTAGAAGAAAACGGGATGACGTACTTTGGCCACCTCAGACGAGCGTGGTCGTTGTCGTTCGTCTTATTCATACATGGATTGTTTCCTGAAATATGGAAAACAAAAGCGACGGATATATTATTAGATGAAAAAGAGAAACTACACAGCAGAGACAGTTAGATCTCTACAAGGTTCTGTACAAATTGAACACACGCTTGCAAAAATGGGGGCAAGCAAGCTGCGTAAACTCTTTGAAGAACACGATTACATTAACACGTTTGGAGCATACAACGGTCAACAAGCTATTCAACATGTTAAAGCAGGGTTGCATGCGATTTATTTGTCTGGATGGCAAGTTGCAGCATCTCAGAACTCAGCTGGTGAGGTATACCCTGATCAGAGCCTTTATCCTGTTAACAGTGTGCCTGATGTTGTTCGTAACATTAACAATGCCTTCAGACGACAAGATCAAATCGAATACGCCGAATCGGGAACCGGGTTTCCCTTCGCACCGATTATAGCAGACGCAGAAGCAGGATTTGGAGGAGTCTTAAATGCTTACGAATTGGCACGAAATCTTATTGAGGCAGGCGCAGCGGCCGTCCACTTCGAAGACCAACTCTCCTCAGCCAAAAAGTGTGGACACCTCGGAGGAAAAGTCCTCATCCCCACCGACCAAGCTATTCGTAACCTCAACGCTGCTCGGCTTGCTGCTGATGTGGCTGATACTGATACTGTTATCATTGCGCGAACCGACGCAGAATCGGCTAAACTCATGGTCTCTGACCAACATGTCATCGACAAAAAATACGTTAAGTATTACGGAGGTCAGGGAGGAGCCAAGATCAGAGGAAAAACATCAGACGGATTCTACGAAATCGAGGAAGGTCGAGGACTAGAATTTGGTTGTGAACGTGGCGCAGCGTATGCTGAATACGCCGACCTCGTATGGTGTGAAACTTCCAAACCATGTCTCAAAGAAGCAAAGCGATTCTCTGACGCTGTGAGAGGGTCAGTTCCTGATGCGATGCTTGCATACAACTGTTCACCATCTTTCAACTGGCGCAAGTCCATTCCTGGTGATGCAGAACTACGAGACTTCCAATATGAACTCGGTAAGATGGGATTCAAATTCCAATTCATTACTCTTGCTGGTTTCCATGCAACGAATCATGCTATCTTCCAATTCGCAAGGTCTTATAAGAAAATGGGCATGTTGGCATATAGCTACTTGCAAGAAGAAGAGTTTGCAGCTGAAGAGTTTGGATACACAAGCACTAAACATCAACGCGAAGTTGGCGTAGGTTACTTCGATCGAATTGCAACAGCATTGGGTTCGTCATCTACAGCCGCTATGAAAGGATCAACCGAGGAGGAACAATTTTGATTCGTATTGTACTTTTATCTCTACTTTTGGTAGGATGTGAAACGATAGAAATTACTGACGTCGATTGCGATGTAAATCAGAATTGGCCTCGTTGCAGAGTGCAGGCTGAAAAGGTAGAATAATGGCAGATATAAGTGAAAATTTTAGAGTATTGACTCCATTCCCTAAACTAGTGGGCGAATATAGATTAAAATTTTCTGATGAGGAAGAAAAGACTATTGCAAAATGGACAGATGATGACTTCATTAGAACTAATAGTCTGAAGGCAGATGGCGGCCAAAACCTGGCAATGGTAGCTGATCCATATTCGAATCCAGAAATCAGAAAAAATCATGAAGTTTTCGATGATGATTTCTTAATTTGTTATGTAGGCATGAATCTCTTACAACAAGAAGAATGGGCTAGTATTGGAAGGGCTGTTGAAGAAGTAGCTCGTCATCATGTAATAGACACTTTAGGGTATAGCATTCCACCAGATTGTCACATGGGTGTATGTGATTCGTGGATGATTAGAACAATAAACACCAATTCATATCCACAGCCGCTTCATCGAAAACACAATCACTCCTTTGCTTGGTTAACTGGAGTTTTGTATCTAGACGACAGTGAAAATGGCACGGCATTGGTGCGGTCCGACGCATTTGGCACCGAATATTTGCCATTCACTTGGGTAACTACTGAAAATGAATACAACACAGATCAGTATCTCATTAAAGCAGAGAAGGGTAAAATAGTAATTTTTCCAGCTGGTATGCATCATATGATAATGAATAATGCAGATGGTACTAAACGACACACCGTGCCATTTAACATCTTTCCATTTGGCAATGTTAACAATACTAACGCAGCTAGACTACAATATGATGGTCCACTCAACTTAACAGTAGATAGTGTAACAAGACAATGAATTGGTTTAATAGTATCATCAAACAACTCGAAAAACCAGTTGAACAAAATCCTGTTGATAAGGCTATCGTAGAAAAATTACCTCATGATGGTGAGGTAACAAAAGTATATGAAGCGAGATGGGTTTGGTATCACACTATTCTAGCTGCAGAAATATTTTTGACAAATATTTTACTGTTAGCTATTCTTGTTACGATAGCATTGAAGTAGGAATATTATGAGTTCACAGTGGCATGGGGGCAAAGGGTCGGCTCGACGACCTGCATCAATTGATCGAGCAAAGTGGGAAGAAAACTATCATCGCATCTTTGGTTATAAAGGCAAAAAGAAGTGCGAAGAATGTGGAGAAGTGCTTCCTCTACATACCAATCGTTGTCTAATCAAACCAAAGGAGATATGATATGGAAGCTTTAGCTTTTTGGTTCCTGTTCCTGACCCTCGCAGGCATGGGCGTCGTACTATATGATAATTTTGTGAAATAATTACATAAGCATGTACATATCCGGCCCATTTGGTAGAATGGGCCTTTGTTATGGAGATATGCACATGGGTATGATGTTCACTAATAGTCTCAGATATGACATGCAAGGCCGTAAGCGCAAGGCTCGTAAGGCCCGAGGCGAAGTATTCAAGAAGTATACCCCACCAGCATTCCAACCTCTCCAATCATCCAGTGGTCCTGTCAGACGCGATGAAGGTATAGTTTACAAGTCTTTAGACGATCACGGTCCTATAGCCCACGCACGTCCTGAAGCTCCCAGATACACAGGCACACTGGTCAAAGGTATCGCTACGATGCACAAGTCCAATGCTGTCCCTGTCATCGACCAGGAGCAAGCTACCGACATCTCTAGTATGAGACGGTAATAAGAATTGTAAATATTAACACAAAAAAGTCTAAGAAAATCTCTTTCAAAATCAATAACTTGCAAGTGTCCAGAAACTCTAATAAAATCAATAACTTAGAGGTGTACAGGGGCCCCTCCATGGGGTATAATCTATCTTGTAAATTAATGAAGGAAGCGACATGCGAGACGAAATTTTAGCCATCTACGAAAAGCACTCTTTCACTATCGGAGGCCAGTGGTTTTGTTCTTTCGATTCTGTGTACGATGATCTTCGTGATCTCTTTCCTCGTAAAAATCACGAGCAAGTCTGCGAACTGATGGAGCAATATCAACGATGAGTTATTGGAATTCTAACGGTACCTATCAATCACAGTACGAAGAGCTGTTCAAGCTTGTTCCTCGCGAAGGCGAAGTCAAGAAAGGTATGTGCAAGCATGTCTTCTCGCTCGAGCGTTTTCGTAAAGCATGCAACAGCTACTACGATGTGCACAATAACGGTGGTGGTAACCGCGATGCTGCAACCGCTCGCTTCTTTCCTGGTGCTCTCAGCGAGATTCGTAACTCGTGGAAGTATGGTGTGAGTATTAGATGGGACTACATTGATCGTATCTGTGAAGAGAAGATGGATGAGATCATTCGTGAAGCTTATATCAAAAACATCGGAGACATTTCATAATGTGGGGTTTTGTGGTATTATTAGCAGTATGGATGACATACGTTGAGACTGAGATGCCCAATCGAGTCTCCGAATGTCAATTTGATAACTCTTGTGAAATTTTAGAGGAAGAAGATAATGCATGATGCGATCATTTGGATGGTGACTTACGAAGGCCAATGGGATGGCAAGAAAGGTGAGTCGCCATATAAGTGGACAGCTCCGTCTGCGGGTGCAGCGATGGAGTTAGTCGAAGAATTGGAACAGCAATATCCAGATCGCAAGTGGAGAATCGAGGAGAAAGACGTATCATGAATACGAGTGATCTTATTCGACATATCTTGAGCAGTGTCGAACACATGTCTAAAGAAGCTGACGACCGTGCTGTCGATAACCCGTCTGCACACAACATTGGTGTGGCCGATGGTATCGATCAGGTACGCAATCTTCTTTTTGGTATTGATTATGAGTGGACAGAGATGATGTCCGCAAGGAGTGAATATGACTTATAGAGTAACAGTACATCACGAAGGAGTCGACAAAACTGGTCGACCTCTATCATCTGGTGACATCAACTGTATTGGTGGTGATGATACTCGTGTTTTCTTTGATAGAGCAGAGGCAGAATCTGCATTCGAATCTTTTTGGGCTACTTTTCGTGGTGGCAATCCACGAGCTGACAGCTCACAGATGAATTTTACTAAAGTCAGCTTGTACCGATATGATGGTTTGAATGCTGATCAAACTGCTGAGTATACACTCATCCGTTTTGCTCAATCACAGGAGAGAATCAGTGTTGAAGTATGATGTAATGCCAGATCTTGCTTGTATTCCTATTGGTGGTACGAGCCTTCAAGGTCGTATTGAAATCTCTTATTATGAGTTGGTTCAAATATTAGGTGAACCTACAAGCTGTGAACCATCTGCGGATGATAAGATTCGTGTAGAGTGGGTCATCGAGTTCTATGATGAGATCGCAGACGATTATGCTATCGCTACCATCTACGATTGGAAAGAAGACAAGCCTATCGAGTGGGTAACTGATTGGCACATCGGTGGTTTCAAGCCGAATGCAAACAGTTTCGTATATGAAATGGTGAGGGAGTTTAATGCCAAAAGGACGTAAAGCCGATCGAAAAATGGTCGAACCTACAAAGCCAAAGATGTTCGAACCTTCGGAACCCTATACTGTGCCTAAAACCAAATTTAAAAAGGGAGGTGTGATTTACAAGGAGGGAGATAGGGTACATATATCAGATACTGATGGTGAATATGAAGGTAGGATAATGAATATTCTCTCATCACAAATGGTAGTGAGACTCGATGAAGAAAATCCAAATAAAGATAGATTTTTCTTCACCACTGGAATGAAGATTAAAAAATGTTAGAGAAGCCACTCTTTCCCACAATGTTTTACGAAACACGGATCAATAAAGATCTGTGTTTCGCTATGCTTGATGAGATCAAATCAAAGCAACATATGATCGAGACTGTCAGTGAAGCAACACAAATTCAACCAATATCAGATTATTCCACTGACTTTAGTCATACTATTCGCATAGATCATTTTTGGGATCACGTAGTGCCACAACTACAAGATGAGTGGAAACAGTTGGGCAGAGAGATGATTAACATCCATCCATGGGTATCATGTTATACAGGTCCATCAGGTCATCATCCTTTACATAACCATTCTCAAGGCTATGACGCTAGATTGCATTATTCTGCAATCATCTATCTGACTGAAGTAGGCATGACTGACTTCTTTAGTACAGACGCCACGGCTCACACATCACAGCACTGCGAGAAATCAGAAGTTGGTAAAGTAGTATACTTCCCTTCGATAGTGCCTCACCAGTATAGATCTGAACACTTTGATGGTAATGCACGATATACATTACCTTTTAATTGTGAGCTTGTAAGTTTAACATAACTTTAATATTGGGCTTATTTTTCCCGCGTAAATAATCCTGAGCAATACGCTCACAATCTCAGGAGATAACTAATGAAACATTTAGCATTAGTTCTTGCGTTTGTATTTTCGATGGGTGCCTTTGCGGATCATGTCGAATATGTCAGACAAGAACTACCACAATTAAACGAAGAAATTTTAGCAGGTAGCGATTACCCCTACGAACTCAAAACAGTTCCCCTCTCTAACCTAATTCCCGTTCAGGTTGACCGAGTTCCTAATCTCAAGAAGCATGAGAAGAAACTCATCGAAGCACAACAAGATACCTATCGTCCATTAGTAGTGGATCACAGTTTTCACATTATCGATGGTCACCATCGGTATGATGCCCTCACTGAACTTGGTATCGAAAATGTAAGGGTATTCCACGTGCATGCAGATATTTCTGATGTTGTGGTTGCATTCGCCGATTATCAAGACGACACACCAACCGTACCTGTTGGTTATCAAGAAGAAGTTGTCGTAGTTGGTACTTGGGCACAATTGAAAAATGCAGCAG